GCAGCAAAACAAATTATATCAACTAAAGCAGCAAACGCTGCGGTAACAGCTAAATACGCATTATTGCCCGGCGGTCAAATATTAGCAGCAGCAGAAAAAAAACTAAACAATATTTCTTTAGGATTAGGTTTAGCAGCATCTGCTGTTGCAACTGGTAAAGCATTAAGTGCATTAAAAACTGGCGGTGGCGGTGGTCAAGCATCATCATTTAGAGGTTCAGCAGGGGGTGATGTTGGTGGCACATCTGCAACACAAGCACCTGCGTTTAACGTAGTAGGTGCAGCACCAGAGAATCAACTTGCAGCAGCATTAGGTGAAAGAGAACAACAACCAGTAAAAGCATTTGTTGTTTCTAACGATGTAACAAACGCACAAGCACTAGACAGAAATATTGTAGAATCAGCATCACTTGGTTAACAAAAACCCTTAAATATTATTGTACATATATGGACATTATAGAACTTTTTATAGATGAAAACGATGATGTTTCGGGAATTGAAGCAGTATCCATTGTAGAGAACCCTGCGATTGAAGAGGACTTCGTAGCACTAAAAAACCAAGAGTTTAAGTTTGCAGAAGTGAACAAAGAGAAGCGTATCCTAATGGGTGCTGCTCTCATCCCAAATAAACCAATTTACAGAAGAAACGAAGATAACGAATACTATATATATTTCTCACGTGACACAGTACGCAAAGCAAGTGAGTTGTTTTTTATTCGTGGAAACCATAACAAATCAACACTAGAACACCAAATGCCATTAGAAGGTTTGGTTGCAGTTGAATCTTGGATTGTAGAAGATAAAGAAAAAGATAAGTCCAAACACTACGGTATGGATATGCCTTTAGGTACTTGGATGTTATCAATGAAAGTATTGAATGATGAGGTTTGGGAAAACTACGTCAAAACTGGCAAAGTAAAAGGATTTAGTATAGAAGGATATTTTGCAGACAAGTTAGAAAGACCTAATGAACCTAACAAACTATCAGCTTGGGAACAAGCAGAAGAAGATTTCTTAGTAGAAGAATTAAAAATGATTTTATCTGGTGAAGAATTAGAATCATTTGCTGATTACCCAGATGCAGTTTCTAACAACGCTAAAAGAGGAATAGAATTAAACGAGAAAGTAAACAACAAGTGTGCAACGCAAGTAGGAAAAGTAAGAGCACAACAACTTGCACAAGGAAAAGCTGTAACTGTCGAAACAATAAAAAGAATGTTCAGCTACCTAAGTAGAGCACAAGAATATTATGACGAAGGAAACAGCGAAGCGTGTGGCACTATTTCCTACTTATTATGGGGTGGTAAAGCAGGACTAAGATGGGCAGGTAGTAAACTACGAGAACTTGACCTACTAGAAGCTGACCTTAAAAAACCTTGTCAAGCAGGATATGAAATGATAGGGTTTAAAATGAAAAACGGAAGAAGAGTACCTAATTGCGTTCCAATTAAATGAGAGATTATAACGAAAAAGCACCAAGTCCAAAGAATGATAGACGAGCGTGTTTATGCCCTGATGGAACATATAGCAGAAAATGTTGCGATGGCAGTTTCCAAGCACAAGGTATTGGCAGCATAGACCAAACACATTTTTTACTATTAACAGAAGAACGTGGTAAGATATTACAAGAACAAGGACATAAATTATTCCAATAATGGCAGATAAAAAAATAAGCGAATTAACAGATTCGGCAACACTAACTGGTGCAGAGCAAATACCTTTAGTACAAAGTGGTAGCACAGTCAAGACCACAGTACAAGATTTAGTAGGTAAAATGATTGTTGTAGCAAAAACAGCAACAGCAGGTGAAACAGTAGATTTAGATGCAAGTGATTACGACAACGCACAAATGATAAAACTAAGTTGGAGTGGTGCAAATGGAACAGCGGTTTACACATTACCTGATGCGACTACACACACCAATAGAAAGATAAGATTTATATCAGATAGCACATTTAGCAATAACACTCACGTTGAATTAACACCTAAAAGCGGTCAAAACCTTGATGGAAGTACAAACGACTACGATGTAAATAAAGCATACGAAGGTATCGCTATATGGTCAGATGGCACAGAGTGGTTTGTGATACAGAAGAAAGCGTAAAATACAACAAATTAATAAATAACCTATTGTATAAATACACAATATAAGATATGAAACCAAGTGTACAAAAAATAATTACCAAGTTAGCTAAAGAGCAAGAGAAGGTAGAGTTGGCATCTATTAAAGAATTAGATATACTTTCTCGCAAAGTTAAAAATGTTGATGACTTTTTTAAAGCAAGAATAGAAACATACAAGAGAGCAAAAGGAGAGTTGAAAAGTTTAATTAGAGGAAGAACACAACAAAGTGTTGACCTTTTAACAGCTATACGAGATGTTGAAAATAAAGCAGAAGAATTAGGAGTTAATGTAAATGTGTCAAAATATGAAACTATTCTAAACAACTACTATAAAACAGTAGATGAATTAGATGAGATATTAAGATAAAAACACAACAAACTGAATAGTAATTTATTGTACAATATATGAAAGCAACAGAAATTTTATCAAAAGCAAAAGAACTTCTTTCTATTGAAACAGAATCAGTAGAAGTGAAGTTAGCACAAGCTACTTTGGAAAATGGTACTATTATCGAAGCTGAAGAAATGGCTGAAGGTAAAGAAGTATTCATTGTTACAGATGATGAGAAGGTAGCTTTACCAGTAGGTGAGTACACACTAGAAGATGGTCAATCCTTAATCGTAGAAGAAGAAGGTATTATTGCTTCTATTGGTGAACCCCAAGAGGAAGAAGCAGAAGAAACTGAAGAAGTAGAAGCTGCTGAAGAAGAAAAAGAAGAGATGGAATACGCTACAAAAGCAGAACTTTCTGAAATCAGAGATATGGTTGAAGAAATTAAAGCTATGATTAAAGACAAAGAAGAAATGTCTGAAGAAAAAAGCGTAGATGAAATCGTTGATGATATTGTGGAAGAAGTTAAGGAAGAATTATCTGCTGAAGAGCCAGTAGAAAAAATTACCCATAACCCTGAAGCAAGTGCTAAAAAAGAACTAAACCTTTATGCACAAAAACGTACTATGAACACTATGGATAGAGTTCTAGGACAATTTGCAAAATTTAATAAATAAAAACTAAAAATGGCAACTACAACAAGTATTACTACTACTTATGCAGGAGAAAGTGCTGGACAGTACATCTCACCTGCCTTATTGAGCGGTGCTACTATCGCTAATGGCGGTGTAACCGTAAAACCAAACGTAAAGTTTAAGGAAGTAATCAAGAAACTATCTACTGATGCAATCGTAAAAGATGCTTCTTGTGATTTTTCTGCTACTTCTACTATCACGCTTACAGAGCGTATCTTACAACCAGAATTTCAACAAGTGAACTTGCAACTATGTAAGAAAGATTTTATTTCTGACTGGGAAGCTATGTCAATGGGACTTTCTGCACACCACGAACTACCAAGTTCTTTTTCTGACTACCTAATCGCTTATGTTGCAGCTAAAGTTGCTGACCGTACAGAGCGTTCTTTGTGGAGTGGAGATACTGCAACAAGTGGACAGTTTAACGGATTTACTAAATTGGTTTCTACTGATGCTGACCTACCAAGTGGACAAGAGATTGCAGGAACTACTGTAACAGCTTCTAATGTTATCGCAGAACTAGGAAGTATTGTTGATGCTATCCCTTCTACACTTTACGGTGAAGAAGATTTATACATCTACGTTTCACAAAACATTGCTAGAGCGTATGTTCGTGCATTGGGTGGATTTGCTACTATCACACAACAAAACGCTGCTGCTGACGAAAATGTTGGTATCGCAAGTGTAGGTGGAAATGGTATCAATTCAATGGGTACAATGTGGTGGCAAAACGGAGGACTTAGCTTTGACGGTGTTAAATTGTTCGTAGCTAACGGTCTTGCTGACAACGATGCTATTGCTACTACTAAATCAAACCTTTTCTTCGGAACTGGACTATTAGCAGACCACAACGAGGTTAAAGTTCTTGATATGAGCGACTTAGATGGTTCTGACAACGTTCGTGTTGTAATGCGATTTACAGCAGGTGCTCAAATTGGAGTTATCGAAGATGTTGTAACTTACGGAATTGCTAACGCAGCAAACTAAGAGTAATTAAATTAACCATAAAAGGGGTGGGTGAGCCAATGTGCCTACTCACCCTTTTTTAATACAAAAAAATATGGCTTGTGCATTAACTAAAGGTAGAGTTGAACCGTGTAAAGACGTAGTAGGTGGGATTAAAGCAGTATATTTTACTGACTTTTCCAACGTGACTATTTCATACGATGCAACTAATACCGATGTGATTGATGACTTAGGTACTGTTACTTTTTTCAAGTATGAACTAAAAGGAAACAGCAGCTTTGAGCAAACAATTACATCATCGAGAGAAAACGGTACAACGTTCTTTGAGCAAACGCTTAACTTGACGTTGAAAAAATTATCATTGGCTGACCATAAAGAAATAAAATTGCTTTCTTATGGTAGACCCCATATCGTTGTACACGACTACAACGGAAACGCTTTCTTGATGGGAGCAGAACACGGATGCGAAGTAACTGGTGGTACTATTGTTACTGGTGCTGCAATGGGTGATTTGAGTGGTTACACTTTAACCCTAGCTGCACAAGAGCAAATACCTGCTAACTTCCTAGAAGGTGCAACAGAGGCAGACCCATTTGCAGGTTTGACTACTTCACCAACTGTAACATCTGGTTCTGACTTCTAATAGAAGTTTGACTTTGTGTTTAGAAGGGTGGCTATATGCTGCCCTTTTTTTTGTCTATACTTAACAAAAACAAAGTATATTTATTGTATATATATGATTGTTTTACAAAAATCAGCAAGTGACCAAACGTTTAGTTTTATCCCACGTTCATACACGCAGGGAACTACTTATACAATAAAAATAACAAACGAAACAACTAATACAGAAGCGTACAGTAGCACCGCTACAACGTTCACGGCTAACGATTATTACTATCAGCATACTGATACATTCACATTAGTAGAAGATACGACATACACGCTTGAAATAACCGCAGGAAGCGACTTGATATACAGAGATAAGATATTTTGCACAAACCAAACGGTAAGTTCATATAGCATCAACGATAGTGCATATACAGAACATAGCCAAGACAATGAATTTATAGTATTATAATGGCAAGAAACAATAAAATAAAAGCTAACGTAGACAGTTTGCACGTTGTTAGTTTATCATCCTATAACAGACCTAAAGTAATAGAAGATAAACGCAAAGAATGGGTAGCTTATGGTGATGACAACAACTACTACGAATACCTAATAGAACTATACACTAATTCTACTACTAATAACGCTATTATTAATGGTGTTACTAATATGATTTATGGTAAAGGTTTAGAAGCGTTAGATAGCAGCACTAAAACAGACGAGTATGCTGCATTACGTTCTATATTTCACAATAGTTGTCTAAAGAAAATATCATTAGATTTAAAACTACTAGGCGAAGCATCTTTCCAAGTATTATATAAAGACAAAAGAGTTGTAAGAGCGGAACACTTCCCAAGACAAACACTACGAGCAGAAAAATGCAACGAAGATGGCGAAATAGAAGCGTACTATTACCATCACGATTGGAGTAAAGCAAAGCCATCGGATAAACCACAAAGAATAGCGGCATTTGGTTATGGAAATGGTAAAGAGCCAGAAATTAAGATTGTTAAAAAGTACGTTAGTGGATATGATTACTATTGCCCAGTAGATTATCAAGGTGGGTTAGCTTATGCAGAACTTGAATCAGAGGTTGCCGACTATCTAATAAACGATGTACAAAATGGTTTTAGCGGCACAAAGGTTGTAAACTTTAACAACGGTGTACCTGATAGAGAGAAGCAAATGCAAATCAAGAATGATGTAATGCACAAGCTAACTGGCTCAAGAGGTGAAAAGGTAATTATAGCATTCAACAACAATGCAGAAAGCAAAACTACAATAGACGATGTACCATTAAACGATGCACCTCAACACTACGAATACTTATCTAGTGAATGTGCTACAAAACTAATGGTTGCACATCGTGTTACATCACCACTACTATTAGGTATTAGAGATGGTAACAACGGATTAGGAAATAATGCTGACGAAATTAAAACAGCTTCTTTACTTTTCCAGAACATTACAATAAGACCATACCAAGACCTTATTATAGAGTGTATCGACCAAATATTAGCAGTTAATGGTATTAGCTTAAAACTTTATTTTAAGACATTACAACCACTAGAATTCATAGAAACAGACAATGCTATAACAGACGAAGCAAGAGAAGAAGAAACTGGTGTTAAATTGTCTGAAGAAGTAGATTTTGATGATGATGCAATGTTTGATTTGTTAGAAGAGTTTGGTGAAGAAGAGGACTTAGACGAGTGGGAGTTAGTAGATGAAAGACCAGTAGATTATGACCAAGAAGAAGCACTTGATAAAATGATTGGATTAGCTTCTACTGGAACTGCAAGACCAAACGCAGGAAGCGAACAAGATGGCGAGGTAGAAGAAGATGACAAAGTACTAAAATTTAAGGTGCGTTATCAATATGCACCATTAAAAACCAAACCTAACAGCAGAGAGTTTTGCAAGAAAATGGTTTCATCGAAAAAAATCTACCGCAAAGAAGATATAATGCAAATGAGCCAAAAAGTAGTAAATGCAGGATTTGGCAAAGGCGGTAGCAATACATACGATATATGGCTATATAAAGGTGGTGCTAGATGTCACCACTTTTGGATGCGTAAAACATATATGGGTAAAGGTGTAAAACCAGATGCTACAAACCCAAATGCAGAAATATCTGTAAACAAAGCAAAGAAAGAAGGATTTAAACCTGAAGTAAACGACCCAAGAGTGGCAAAACGACCAGTTGATATGCCTAATCAAGGATTCGCAAGTTAATAATTATGGCAGAAGCACTACTAATAACACGAAAAGACATAGTTAAGTTTACCGCAATGAGCGGTGGAATAGACACGGACAAGTTTATACAATATGTATCTATTGCACAAGACAAGCATATAGAAAACTATCTTGGTACTGACTTACTTGAAGCCATAAAAACTAAAATTGTTGGTAGTACATTAACTGGTGACTACCTTACCCTTGTAAATGATTGGGTAAAACCTTGTTTGATACATTGGAGTATGGTCGAGTTTTTACCATTTAGTTCTTACACAATAGCAAACAAAGGGGTATTTAAACATACTTCGGAAAATGCAGAAAACGCATCTAAAGAAGAAATAGATTATTTGCTAGAGAAAGAAAGAAATACTGCACAATACTATACAGAAAGATTAATTGAATATTTGTCGTTTAATGCACCAAGTAAGTTCCCAGAGTATTACACAAACACGAATGAAGAAGTGCATCCAGACAAAGATATATTTGGTGGATGGGTACTATAAAAAAGAAATATAAACCAAAAGCTGCTAATGTTAAAAAACTAACGCAGTATTTGAATAAAACAAATAACAAAATACAAAAAAAAGTATTGTATTAATATGGCTAACACTATTAATTGGGGAAGAATATATTGCTTCACAGAGTTCGGTGACGAGGACTTGACTATTGCAGAAGCGATACCAGTAGCATCAGCACCAACTTGTTTTGTTGGTTCTAAAGTTGCAGGACAAATAGAAACATTAGCTATAACATCAGACGATATAAGATATAAAGCAGATAGTGCATTAATTAACGCAGACCAAGAAACAGTAGAACTATAAAATTATGGCAAAACAAACGGTAAATATCGGTAGTGCAGCAAATGATGGTACGGGTGACCCATTGCGAACAGCATTCGATAAATTAAACGACAACTTTGATGAGGTGTATGGAAACAACTTTGTCACACAAGCAATGTTAAATGATGACATTGTAGACCACGATGAACTAGCAGACAGATATACAGCAGTACAAAGTATTTCAACAACGAGTGGCACAATAAACTTAGATGCTTCTTCTTATAGTAATTTTAGATTGACTTCTGATTTAACTGGTGCAACTACTTTGAATATACAAAATATGAAAACTGGTCAAGTAATTGACATTACAGTAAGTGGTTCACAAACTATCACCTTTTCTTCAGATGATACATCTGAAACATTTAACAAAGTAGGCGGTGTAGATTACGATGGGGCAGAAGATAACCACATACAAGTAGTTTGCATTGACGATACAGATAGTGCTGCTATTTACAATTATGCAATAGGAACTTATACAAGCGATACAACACCATAATATGAAAGCAAAAGATTTTAACGGAACTATAAAAACATACAATAGATTGCCTAAGTCGTATGGCAACATTATTGGTGGATTTGATTTACTATCGGATAGCGATTTAGAAACACACGGTTTTTACGATGTAGTAACACCAACGTATGACGAAAGAATAAAAGAACTTGGTGACATATACTTTGATTCAGCTAATAGTCAATTCACATATCCTGTGAACAACAAGACGTGGAGCGAAACATTAGCGGAACTAAAAACTAAACGAATTAAAGACGCTAAAACAATAGCTAACCAAGAACTGTCTGAAACTGATTGGTATGTAACAAGAAAAGAAGAAAAAGGTACAGCTATACCAAGTGCAATAACAACTGAACGAGATGGCATACGCACTTCTTGTTCTAACCACGAAACAGCTATTAATGCCAAAACGACTAAGGCACAAGTGATGTCTTATGATATAACATACTAATATGGGATTAGGTAAAAGATTATTTGTACCACAAGGAGCAGGTGATTTATTTAGTGAAGCAGCACAACATTTCAAGTTAGATAACAATGTAAATGCAGAGGTTGGGCCAAATGGTACAAACAACAACTTAACTTTTTCATCATCCACAAAAGTATTTGGAACACATTCTGCTGTCTTTAATGGCACTAACGCTGATTTAGACACAAATAGAGGAATACAAGATGGGCAAACCTTTTCCGCTTGGGTAAAGCACGGAAACGATATTGGAAGATTAATGACCGCAATTGGTGGTTTTCCAAATTACGATTGGTTCTCTGTATTTATGAGAACTTCAGGTAGTACAAGAAACTTAGGCATATACTGGGTGACAACCACAGGTCAATATAGATATTGGGAAACAAACTATGTAAATGCACCTACTTCTCTTTTTTATCATATTGCAGTAACTTTCACAAACACTACAACTGCACCTGATGCGTACATAAATGGAACTTCACTAACGGTAAGTTCAGCAGGTTCAGGTGGAACTCCAGCAGCAACTTTTGATTGGGGTGATATTTCTTTTGGAAAGAATTATATTAATGGAAACACAACAAGACACACAGGTAACATAGACCAAATAAGAATATTTGATAGAGTTTTAGATAGTACAGAAATTGCAACTCTATATAATGAGTCACCATAGTTTAAAATGAGCGATTTA